CGTCCAACAAGATTGGAAATTCCAACACTCAATCCAGCACCTTCTTTGACATCTTCTTCATCAGAAACCATTACGATAGGATTCTTAACTCCCAATCCAGATCTTAATTTGTTTTTGATGAGATTAATTTTTGCATAATCACCTCTAGGATCTCTTTGAGGTTCTGAGGAATCACATGAGGTTTCTTCCTTTTGTACATGTTTGGGAAGACCTTCATGTTTGGTAGAAGCAAACTTATTTGCTTCAGTATCACTCATTTCTTCTGCTGCCCTTTTAACTTCAGGCGAAGCATTCTTCATTTTACCGTTCTTATAAGCATGAACCATTCCCATAAATTGTTGTTGGGCGGTGCTTACTGCAGTTTCAGAAACAACTCCCTCATGAACTTTACTAGTTTCTGGAAAAAGTTTTACTCCATTCCTTTTTCCACGCATTACCTCAAATTTCCTACCTTTTTTATCTTTTTTTTTACCTTCTTCAATAAAATCAAAATCTTCTTTTACACTGGAAGTGTCCTTACCGTCAGGAGTTCCACCGGTCTTGCGTTGGATTGCATTATGAACTGCGCCAGCATGTTCTTTAGCAGGACTTTCTTTTTTCCCATCACCATCATAATCTCTACCAGACTTAGCGGCGGCGGTTCTATCTCCTTTGGTTCTTTCGCCTTCATAAGGTTGACCATATTCGGTCATTTCGACTGATTCAATATTTGGATTAGCACGAAGATCACTAATCTTATCACGAGTTGCAAAACGAACATAAGAAGTTCCGTTTTTATCGGTTACTCTTACTTTATATTTTGTATCAGATTGATTTTTAAGTTCTTCAAGATATTCCTCACCAAGAGTAGAGTCCTCTTCTACACCTTCGACAAAAACTTTAAAGAGTGCATTTGCAACAGAACTTGAAGCAAATTCTCCAATATTATAATCTTCTCTCATTCCAGTACCAAAAATCTTTGCCTTTACCATATTTCTTTCCTGACCATTTAGACTACTGTTTTGCATATATTGGGAATATGCTTGTTTGATATCTACGCCCTCTCTTCTTGCACGATAGCGAATATCGTAAACTGCCTGACGAACTTTCTTCTCCATCTTTGCCTTTATGTCAGTAGGTCCTTGTCCGCCTGCTGGTGATGGTCTATTATCTCTGGAAGGAAGTTCCTCAAAAATTTTAGTAGTCATTGGAAGATCTAATACTTACTTTTTTCTATACTTATTTATGAAATTAATTCCATAAGCATTTCCACCTGGTTGTAAGTTCTCTGCACCAGTGCCAACTGCTCCAGGAGTTTTACTTGCATAATGTTTAAATGCCCCGAGAGTTCCCACTAATGTATTTGGTTTTCCTGGTTCTCTCATTGGACTATCCATTTCAACTTCAGTATATTTCTTTGTTTCCATTAAATCTTTAATCCAAGATTTAAACATCATTCCACCTTCAGTCACATAAATCAAGTAATTAGTACCTCTTCGAATAATTCTTCCAATAATACCAGTATTCAGATTTTCCACCAATTGACCAATATTAAAAATTTTCTCTGAAATATAATTTTCACGCAATGTATGTGCGTCAAATTTGGGAGCAACTTCCCAAACATTTATTTCTTCTTGCTGAACTTCTTCAATTCCCATAGATTGGCGAAGTACACTAAAGAGTTCCATTGCTTCTTTTCTAGGAACTTCTGGAGGTAATCCCCCACGAAAAGTTTTAAAATCACCTTCTGCGGCGGCAAGTCTCATTCTTGAAGCAGATACTCCTTCGATACCCTTTCCATCAGGATCTCTATCACCAGAAGAAATTACTTCAATATTATCAAATTGATACAGATTGCCATTATAATTATTTGCCAATTTATCAAACTCTTTGACTCGATCAGCACCACCAACAATTCTTATGGCAGAATATCCATCATTATGTGCTTTTTTGAGCACATCAAAAATGGTTCGCATATTTCCATCATTATAAATTCTCTCACTGTGCTGAGGGAACATTCTTCTCATATATGAGATCTTTGTGTCCGCATCAAGAGGATTTTTCTTTGCATCCTGTGAACGAGAAGGGACGATGATATAATCGCTCTGATCTTGCTCCGCAGAAGCGGCCGCAGTGTCCATCAATTGAAGATGTCCAATCGTAGGAGGATTGAAACGCCCAAAAGCAATTGTTAAAGTTCCCAAAGTTTTTTCAACTGGTGGTAAAGTAAATGGTTCTTGTAGAACTGGTTCTTGAACTTGTTGCTGATCTACTGGAACTTGTTCTTGTGGAATTGGTTCTTGTGGTGCTGGTTGAGGAGCAGATTGTGCATAAGATGGTTGGGAAAGGTTCTTCTCCTGTTCAGTTTGAGCAGGATCTTTTCCACCAATTACTTGGCGCTTATTATAGAACTTCAATTCCCCCTGAGAGGTTTTGGCAGTAAATTCTCCTGTCGCTCTATTATACCACCCACCATGGCCATCCGTGACAAGACCCATACGAGTCGCCTGTTGAACTGCTCTGCTGGTTGCTTCGGTTATAAATTTCGAAAAACTTTTCATTTCCTATTCCAATTTTCCGTATTCAAAATACTCATAAACAATAAAATATACTTATATTTATGACTACCAGTTCTTTTGCATTGTGAAATTGGCATGAGAGAACACCTCACGGTTGACTAGTTTGAACATACCATAGTCATTGGTCATCACATAACCTTCAGCATCAATTTGATCATTCCCAATATATGCCTCTGGTCCATTGTTCCGGCATAGAAACAAGCAGTCTTCTTTGATAGACTTCACCAGTTTCCACAAACGAATTAGATTTACATCACAATCAAAGGCATCATCTTGAATGTCACGATCCTCACGAATACAAGCATTGATTGCTTTCTTCAATTCTGCCAGTTGTTTACCACGAACGAAGATGGCAGTTTGTGCCATCTGACGGGCAAACTTACAGATCTCCTCAACATCATAGAATGAATCTTGACGGTGCAGAATGTATGCTTCAGGTTTCACAAACTTGACTGACTCAGTATCATACCAGATTGCACGATCAGGCATTGCCACAGCATCACGAAGATCATTTTCGGCATAATAGCAGGTATGAGGTGCGATGATAATGTTTTGGGAAACTACCTCAGGAAACTTATAAGTGATGATATTGGGAGTATATTCAGAAAGTCCACCAAATCCAATAAAATCACCTTGATAGATGCATTCCGTGCGAGGTAACCAATCAAAGCAAACATGAAGAATGTCTGCGACTCTACCTTCATGATTCACATCAATCTCAGTGTGAGAATGATTGATTTTGATTTTAACTTTATTAAAGACGCTTTTGGTGCCCACAAAGAACTTACCATTCGCAGGATTGGTTCCCCAACATACTGCCGGAGCACCATCAATCTTAACACTGAGAGTGCCAGGAGTCACGAACCAATCCAGTACTGACAGATCACCACTCAGAATGGAATCTTCTGGATGTTCGAGGTGTGTGTTTTTCATTTGAGGTTTTGTGGACATGCCAGTATAATAATCCACAATGCTGGATCTGTCATGACACCTTGTGCCAGTTTAAAAAGTGGAGAATACCAGAGTCGAACTGGTGACTGATGCTTGCAAAGCACCCATTTTACCACTAAACTAATCCCCCAATAAAAGAATTAAATCACCTAATAGAAATTAGATCAAATAATTCTGGATGAAGTTTTCCATACTTCCTCATAATTTCTCCTGCTTTTGCATTTGCTTCATTTTCTGAAGGACTGCCAGGATTTGGATTCATTGCAACACGTTTAATAGATTGTTTGTAATGGACAACCTCATGAGCAACGGTTCTTAAGATGTCTAATGGATGGCGATTAATAATACTAATGTAAACAATGCCATCACTATTCATCATACCAAATGCTCTATTTTTCTTTGAAAAATCGGGATCATCAATGAGTATATAAGGAATATCAATAGTCAAACTTAGTTCTCTTTTTAAGAAAACTATAAATTTTTTGAGAATTGAATTAAATTGAATTCTACTTATTGGTCTTCCCGTTCTTTTTCCAAGAATAGACATATTTTTTGAAATATTTATTACAAATCGCCCTGAACACGGTTTTCTGAGCGATATACATCAAACGTTCCCTCTGGATAACGAGCACTCAGTTTCTGATAGTTCATTTCAAGGACTTCCTCAAATGTAATATCCAGTGCCATACATGCTTGTGCAAGATACCAACACAAATCTCCAAGTTCACGCTTCATATGAAAGATATTATCTTCAGTATAAGGTTTACCCTGAAGGAAAATCTTTTTGACGACTTCAGTAAATTCACCTGCTTCGGCACTCATACCAAATGCAGCCGTCATAAGACGAGGAACATCTGCACCCTGCCCTTCCAGTTCATTCAAACGCTCAACAAGATTCAAATACTTACTACTTGCCGGACTAGTTGTTTCACGAACGAACTCAATATATTTTTTAGAATCGATAGTTGCCATATTTAAAACTTAAATCCTTCGAATGATTTTTTAGGTTTGTTTTCTTCATAAGTATACTCTTCTTCTTTGCCATTGTCAAGTATATCTTGTTGTGCTGATTGTTCAACATCATAAAGTCTCATCTTTGCACGATCAATACCAACCACAAAACGTTTAAAGACTGTTGGATCATTATAACGATTCTTCAGTTGTTTGACCATAATCTGCCCTAGTCCTTCTAACTCTTCCGTTGAAATAAGGGCAAACATAAGATCAGCAGTAGCAGGGAGACCAAAGGACTCACTAGTATCAGTAAGTTCAACATCAGAGTTGCCATAACCACTACGAGTAGTCTGTGTAGCGGAAACAATTGGAACACTAAATTCCACTGCCAACCCACGAAGCTCTTCTGCGATTGATTTAATATAAGAATAAGAATTTGCAGACCCATTTGCCTTATGCCTGCTGGAAGCACAAATATTAAGGTAGTCGATGAAAATAATATCAGGTCGAAATGATTTCTTAAGAGCAAGTTCATTCAGAAGTGCCTTGAAATGTCCAGAATGTGCCGAAGCAGTAGGATACTCTTTAATTACAAGAGAACCTTGTGTTTTCTTCGCAACACTATTTACTTTAGTTTGAAATGTTGAGCGTGGAAGATCAACCAATTGTTGAATCGGGACATTGAGAAGGTTTGCATCAATTCTTTCTGCAATTCTCTCTTCCGCCATCTCAAGAGTGATGTAGAGGACGTTCCTACCCT